TGTGTGGGATAGCTGTTCATTGGCATGTAGTAACTGTAGGATCTGCTCATCTCGCTCCTTGCGTTGCTTCACAAGTTGCCGAATACGCTTTTCCGCTCCCTTGGTATTGATTCCTTCCAGTTCTTGAGGTGCTTCCTCCACAATCTTTTCTGAAGCTACTACCTCTGGTTCTGGTTCTGGTTCTGGAGAACTTTCTTCAGTCTCCTCCTCAATTTCATAGGGAATTTCCTCGTTGGAAACATCTATTGTTTCCCATTCTTCTTTTTCATCCATTTTCACTCTCCGCTGTTAACGACACAAACGATTTACGTTTATTCTATTATACCACATTATAGTGAGTTTCCCAAATCATCCCAGATTGAAAGTTGGATCAAGATCTTTGGGATCTTCCACACGCATGATAATCTGATCATCAAATAAAAGAATGAGCCTCACACCCTTATAGAAAAGTTTGGACCCAACATGCTTGCCATAACAAACATAATCTCCCACAGTACACCAAGCTCCAGCAGGAAATTTATCTTTATCAAGATAAGCTAAATTGCCCATTGTCAAAACTCTTCCTACCGTAGTTAGATATGCCATGTCATCCTTGGTTGAGTCTGGTATGAGAATACCACCCTTGGTCACACCCTTTACCGATACGGGTCTTACCAATATGTTAAACCCCGGAAGTTCCGGCAAAGGAGACGGATCGGGTTGTTCCTCCAGATCTGTCACCCAAAGATCGTTCTTTACTGCGCCACCTAAATTTACTTGTTGCATTTTACTCCTCTTCTTCCATGTATATACGTTTTTTTACTATACTTGTTAGATTGTCCCTGGCCCATTCCAGACCAGATATTGAACCTACAATTTGTTTGTAATGGGGATAATCTTCAGCAGAACCATTACCAAGCGTTATCCTAAGTTGATTTATTTCTTTATTAAATTCTTGGATAACCTCATCCCAAATATCCATTAACCGAAAAGAGTACTCTTACGTGATTTCTTTGCTGGTTCTGGCATTTTCCATGCATAGTCGGGCCATTCATTCAGAACAGCACGTCTACTGCGTGGCCCTACAACATCTGTCGCAAACGAATTACCATATGTCTTACTTTTATTTACGACATGTTCAGGATATCCCTTACCCTTTTTCATCATTTTCATTCTCCTCCACTTGATCAATTGCTATTTGAATCATAAGATTTAAATCTTGTTGTTTAGCATCTTCAAAATTATTCTTTATCTTTTCATTGACTACTCTGGAAACTTCCTTCTGAACTTCAAAATCAAGTCTTCGCTCCTCAATCATATCCTTGATCATCAATTCCATTTCTTTCATTTCTCTTTGATGATCTATTTCATGCTCTTTCAGTTCTGTTTGTGTAGCCACATCCATAGATTTCAAATCAATCTTCAATTTTCTATCCAGATCATCCCTATCTTTTTTCTCTTCTTCGATCATACTCTTGACCATCAACTCCATTTTTTTAATTTCTTTTTTATAATTTTCTTCAATTTCTTTCAGTTCTGTCTGTGTAGCCACATCCATAGATTTCAAATCAATCTTCAATTTTCTATCCAGATCATCCTTTTTATTTTTAAAGTTGTCTTGGGAACTGGATTCCATCATATTGATAATCTGTGAATTTTCCTCAAGCTCAAATTTCTTATTCTTGAGTTCTATTTCAGCAGCCTGGGCTTGAGCATTAGATTGAATCTTTTGTTTCTCCAACTCGACTTTGGCTTGTTCTAGAGCTACAAGTTGTTGTTCAGGAGATTGTGCCTGACCCATTGCCTGATTGGCATTCATTACCTGTTGGGCTGCTTGTGCCAGAGCCATTTCTATAGCAGCGGGATTACCAGCTTGTTCTGGCATTCCCTTCATAATTTCTTTGGAAATACCATTCATTTGCTCTTGATATTTCAGAACAGAATGCTCTTGAATATTGGCTTCCAATATAGGACGAATACGTTGCATGATCGGGTTAGAACCATTCATTGGATCTTGTAGATATGCCATCTTTGTTTGTATGTGGGCATCATGATTTTGACCAGGAAATGCTGCAATGGGAATACCTTTGGTAGCTGCCATAATATCAGATACCGGGTCCATTTTTTGCGGCTCAATCTTGGGAGGAAGGATTTCCTCTATATTCGGCATATTGGCTGCATTAAGAATAGTTCTGTTGAGAGCTTCCAGATTGAACATACCTGGGGGCGACTGCTGTGCCATTTGCAAAGCCATATTCGCCATCATCATGCGATGTGCGTTGCTGGGAATATTAGGATCAGACACTGGAAGAATATCAATACGACCGTCGAAATCCTTCTTGAATATGCTGCGATCTTCGTAAGGAACATCATAAGGATATTCCCTGGGAAGATAATCATAATCAATACGAGCAAGTATATTGAATTCATCTTTCTGAGATTTATGTACTCTCTTGTGGATAGCCGAGAAGAACTTACTACTGGCTTCCAGCAAAGCCATTGTAGTTCCTACAGGACCGTATGAGGCTGCATCGGAAATCACTTGCTCGGTACTATCCGCAAACTTCTGTCCAGCAACAGTTACAAAATTAAGCATTTGATGTAGCGTGGCAGAAGGTTCTTTATAGGGGAGAGTCACAATAGCCTTGGAAAGATCTATTCCGGTTGCTTCCACTTCTTTGAATTCACCGGGTGCGATAGGATCATTATCGCCGACCATCCTGACTCCCTTGGCCTTAAATCCTCCAGGTAAATTGGCAAACTGCCCAGCATCAATTAAGGAACGCATGGCTGCTGTGGCACTCATTGTCAAGTTACCTAGAAAATGAATAAGACCCAGGCCGTAGAACCCAAAGCCCGGAACAAATCTGTAATGCACAAAGTGGCTTATTTTTTCTTTGTTCGGGTCATCCTGCTTATAGTTTCTACGGATACTTAATATCTGTCGAGACTGTTGCTCCACAGTAACAATGTAGGGAAGCGACACACCATCATCTTCGATATCCAGATAACAATGCTGTTCCAATAAAATATATTGTGGATCATGATCAGAAGAGGGAGACAAACCAAGAATAGTATCCATCTTCTCTGTGAATGATGGCATATCTCCTTGGGAAGGTGTGGGAAGATCGATATCTTGGTAAACTCCCGCTCGTATATCTCTGGCAATTTCCACAGGACTGCGATATATTACATGTGTATACCTGTCTGCATTTCTCAAATTAGTTGCATAGTAAGACACATAGAACTGATCAATAGGAATAAACTCAGAGGCAGGACGTTTCAAGCTGGCATCATAATATAATTTTTTAAAGGCTGATCCAATCAAGGGAAGATGGAACAGCATTCTTTCAAACTCATCGAAGTACTCAGGCATCTGCTCTGTGAGTTGATAGTTCATGAAGTTCTGAACTCGATTGGCTTGCATCTCTTTCTCTGGAGTGGATTTACCTAGAATTTGTGTTTTAACAGGACCACCCACAGGGAAGAGTTCTCCTGAAGCCTTGGACTGGAACTTGACTGCCGACTCAATCAGAAGGGGATGCACAGCCGTGCAAGCACCCTCAAATGGTTCCGACCCCTGCTCAAGCTTCAGACCTAGTAGATCAAAGCCTCTTTCAAACATGGACTCCCACTCAGCTCTGGAATCTTTATCGGCTTCATAATTATCTATAACATCGCTGGCAATAGCTCCCAGATCATCCTCATCCAAAGTTTCTGATAGATCTCCATACCACTCGATAATATCTCCAGTGGCTTCCATTTCCACATTCTCAGAAAAATCTACGATAACACCGCCATCTGTAGGATCAACCTCAAAAGTGGCATCAGCACTCTCTTCCATTTCAGTTATGGGTACGACATTGCTGACTGCCTGTGATATCATTTCAAAAGGATTTTGTTCAATTGCCATATAAGTCTTTTCCTATACTAAGATTAAAACCATGAGGAGTAATCATCGCTCGTATCATTATCGGAGCTACTATCATCATCTCCAAAATCAGTATATGATTCCCAATCATCACTAGGAATAGTAGCATCAATAAAAGTATCATCAATAATAGTTTGAATGGGTTGTTCAGCTAGTTCATCCCAAACATTGGTAGGCACACCCTCATCTATTAAATCTGGTGGACCCACTGGTGGATCAACCGGCGTTGCTCCATACATAGCTGCAACTTGGCTTGCAGCAGCTCCCCGATTCTTTACTGCTTCCTGTTGCTCCCTAACAGATTTATCTCTTTCGTCGTGTATTTCTTGCATCATTATATCATATGGATTACGACCCCACATATCATACAAAAGACCACTTGGTTTCGTCCAATCCTGTATTTCTTGTTCAGTAGGCTCCCGGCCTAGACGACCATAACCACCAGTGATTGTACCCAGATCCCCATACTGTCCTTTTCTAGCCAGTTCCTCTTCAGTTATTGGATATTGTTGTTCTTCCTTGGTCATCCCTATCGAAAAAAATCCCAACGGTTCTAAATCATACTGCGCTCGTATTGAATTTACATAATTCTGTCTGGCATGTTGTGTGGTAATCCCCAGAAATGGGCCAGCTCCGTGAAAGCCAAGAGCAGACAAACCCGCCACTGCTAAATCTATAGGTTCTCTATCATAACTGCTATGAAAAGCATCAAGACCTAATATATCAATTTTAGGATCTTCAGGGGGATCATGTCTACTGGCGGGATCTTCCAAAGATTCACAAGGAACTTTTTGACCATACTCATTAAAACAATCAGAACGAGAACTACGACCACCCGTAGCTTTATATATTGTAGATAATCCACCACCTTCAGATCGACTAGCTATTTGAGACTGTTCATATATTCTACCACCACCGGCTTTTGTTTTGAAATTATCTGGATTAAAAATATTAAAAAAATCTTTAATACTATTCAGCTCTCTGTCAATAATTGCATCTCTTTCTTTTTTATCAGCCCAAGGATCAAGGGAAATAGAGAAAGGATTCCAAGATGATCCTTTAGATTTTGACCCGGCTGGATCTTTATCTTCATCTTCTGAAGAAAGCGGAGCGGCTTCTTCCTGTGCTGCTTTACTGGTGGGTGCAGCCTCATCTATTTCATTAGCTGCTTCACCACCGTCTTTCCGCATAAGAAGAGGAGCAAGTTCTCTAAAATCAGATGCATAGGTCATATGTATACAATTCCCTTTTTTTGGTCATACTACTATTATAGCATACTTTTCTGGAAACAACGAATATTTCTCATACATTCCAGTATGTCGCTCTTTTTTCTCTGGGTTCATCATTATATTCTGGATCATCAGGATGCGTAAGATGCCAGGATTCTTTCATGTAATGTACAGCCATTGTAAGGGCATCCACCTGATCATCATGAGCCGCATTGGGAAATCTTATCAATTCTTCAATGAGATCATCAGCCCACTTCTTACCTTTGGGTATCCAGAGACGACCTGCTTCCATTATGGGGGAAGCTGCATAGACCCTGGCTACCTTGTCCCGATCAGGGTTATATTCCAGTACTGGGAGTCCCGCTCTTCGCATATCCTGGATGAGGGACTGTCCACTGGCTTTCTTCTCTACCATGCAAACATCCGGCTTATGTTTATTATATAATTTCTGCGTTAGTCTTCTAAGTTCGGGATATTCAAACCTTCCCTTTATATTACCTAGCAAAATCAGGTTGGAGGCAAAATCTTCATATCCTCCTTCATCTTGATCGTACAGATGAAATATACCCCATGTTTGAATAACGCTGAAGTCCGCTGTTGTTCTGGTGGAGAAGGCAGTATCATAGGTTTGTATTATGAAATCACAGGTGGGAGGTTCAGGATCATCCCAATCTTGCAACCACCTTTTCTTTATTAGACCACCCTCTTCCGGTGTTGGATCTTGCATGTACAGGGCATTCCAGTATCTGGCCCCATTGCTGGCTTTTATTTCATTTTCATCTATTTGCAAGACACGATCCGGTTTCCACTCTGGAAAGTAGCTGTGTCCCTGAGGTAAATCTAGAAGCTCGGACGCATCTTCATCTAGCCATGCTGGGATTTTCACGACTTCCCAGGGAATTATTTCATAGTCTGACATATCCTCTTGCTGCTTGAGCAGCCATCCGCACAGATCATCATAGTGATAACGAGTGTTAATTATGACAATGGCACCATCAGGCATGATACGAGTTCTGAGTCCTGCTGGATACCATTCTTTGATGAACCTTCTACCGGCAGAAGATATGGCATCTTCCTCGGACATTGCATCATCCAGTATCGCCACATGAGCGCCCCGGCCAGCAATCTGGGAACGGACACCAGCAGCATAGTAAGTACCGTTCTGATTTGTCTTCCACTTGCCAGCAGCCCGGACATCACTCTTCAGGGCGACACCCCTGAATATCTTCTGAAATTCCTCTGTATTTACAATGTCTCTGACGGAGCGACCAAAGTCACTGCTGAGTTGGTCACTGTGGGAGACAGTCAGTATTTCATGTTCAGGGTTACGGCCTATGTACCATGCCGGGAATAGCTTGGAACATATCATGGACTTGGAAGACCTGGGAGGGAGAAAGACCATCAACCTCTTCAGCTCTCCCTCTTCTATTTGTTGTAGTTTTTCTGATATAACTTCTATATGTCTTCCCATCTTGAAACCGGAGACAATGGAAGGAGCTACCAGACGGACAAATGAAAGGAAATCATTATTACATTGTTCTTCCACCTGCATTGCCAACAAGCTTTGAAGGTCTATGTAAGACTCTATATAGTTATTTTGAAGATTCTCCATAATACTATTATACACTA